AATAGACAATGCTATAAACTTTGTTGTTGGCACAGTGATATTTGTTATTGCTGGTGCTGGTGTTGTCACGGGATTTTATTATCTGGGTCGCTATCAGGGGAAGTGGTAATGTGGATATTGGTATGGTTTCAAATAATGAACAACAACGTGACGCACTACGAACTTGGTCAATTTGGGGACAGTAGCGCGTGCGCGCGTGCAAAAGATGAGGCGAGCGTCCTTATCACTAACTCCAACATAGTGACTTATTGCTTTGAGGTTATACCAGAATAAAAAGGGCGATTACGTTGTGTATGACAAATCTGGAAAAGTTGTTATAATAACGCACCACAAACGCTACGCTGTAGAGTACGCTAGGAGTATAGAAGATGCCGAATGAATTTGATCTGAACGGCAATGGCGAAATTGACCCGATAGAACATGAGATCATGCTGGAAGACCGCCGCCGCCGCATGGAGGACTCTGATGCAAAAAGAGATGCACAGAGGCGCATGACGTGGTTTTCCTTATCTGGGATGGTTCTATACCCTTTCGTCATTCTAGCTGCTTCTTTGTGGGGCTTAGAGACCGCTGCGGGTCTATTGGCTGACATAGCGGCGGTTTATGTTATCGGAGCATCTGGTATCGCTGCCGCTTATTTTGGTTTTAATGCAATGGAGAGTAAAAATGCTGCAAGCACTGATAGGTCCGGTAGCTGAACTAGCCGGCGGATGGCTAAAGGGTAAGGCGAGCGCACAAGCTGCGTCTGCCAACCTCAAGCTCGTCGAGGCCGAAGCCAAAGCTACAATAATGAAATCAGCCGCTACATCTGAAGCGGATTGGGAGCGCATAATGGCGCAAGGATCGCAAAACAGCCTCAAGGATGAATGGCTGGTTGGCTTATTCAGCATTCCTTTAATATTGTCGTTCTGTGGTGAGTGGGGGCGTAAGACGGTGGCTGATGGTTTTGCCGCGCTGGCTACCATGCCAGAGTGGTATCAATATACGTTAGGCGTAATTGTAGCGAGTAGCTTCGCAGTACGGTCAGCAACTAAATTCTTCGGAGGCAAGAAATCATGAGCGATGCAATGCGAGAACTGCAAGGGAAATGTGGCGTTTCCGCAGATGGTCAATTTGGCCCGAATACAGCCAGAGCTATTGCTAATTTCTATAAATTATCTCCAGAAGGTGCGGCGCATTTTCTCGGTCAATGCCACCATGAGAGCGGAGGATTTAGGCGCACAGAAGAAAACCTAAACTATTCAGCCAATGCACTCCGCAAGAGATTTAGCAGATACTTTAAAACGGATGAACAGTCAGAAGAATACGCTCGTCAGCCTGAGAAAATTGCAAATTATGTTTATATGGATGTGAACCGCAAATATGCGCTTGGCAACACTCAGGACGGCGATGGCTGGCTTTGGCGAGGCAGAGGGTTCATCCAATGCACTGGTCGTTTTAACTATAGAGCCTTTGCCAGCGAAATGCGCTTGCCAGAGGTTATGGACAGCCCAGATTTAGTTGCGACTGAATACGCTATGGAAAGCGCGCTTTGGTTCTTCCAAAAGAATAACATCTGGAAACACTGCAAGCACGTTAATGACGAGGCCATTGAAAAAGTCAGCAGGATAATCAATGGTGGAACGCACGGCCTCAAGGATCGGGTAAACCAGACGAATAAAATATATGGATGGCTTGCATGAGGCAGCTCTTGATGATCTAAATATCGAGCGGGTGGTCCAACATATTGTTTGTTGGTTAACGTGCTATCGAATGCGCCAATCATTCACACGGCCACCCGCACGATTCCTTAAAATATAATTCCGACTGCTGCCATCAGGCCAGCGCCGCTGATAAAGCCAAAGACAGCGCCGACGACACCTGCAATCTCAATTTTTTTTTGCACTTCATCGTCCATCATTAATCCTCCGCAAACACTTCATTGCCTATCTCCAATGGCAACTCGATTGTTGATATTTTAAAATCGCATTTTGGGCAACTTCTACGTCTTTTAATCGTTGGGAATCCATACGCATCGTGCGCCCTAGATTGCTTAGTTTGCAGTTTGATATGGCCATCGCAGTTAGGGCAATGAGACACAGCAATGGTCATGTGCTGCCCCCCTGAAATACAACTGGCTCAGACTTATCTTCCGGCTTTCTGGCGATTAGCTCCGCAGAGCATGAGAGATAGCCAGCACCATCAATATAGTTGTCGGCGTGTTCTGGATTTTGCATAGATCTGGCGCACTTCAAGAGCGTCATCATCACGCCGACCTCATGCGGCTTAATCAGTGTGTCAAGATAAATTGACCACAGGTGAGATATGGCGGCAAAGTTTTTTTCCATATCGCCATGTGTGGCGGCGCGATCCCTCGTCACACATTCCTTGGCAGCGTCCAAGATTTCAGCTCGTGTATATTTTGCCTTGCTCATTATATATTAGCTCCCTGTTTCCTAAGTTTTGACGTAAATTCCCTCAGATCGCTCTGGGCAATATGAAGTTCGTTTGCAATGCTCGGCCTTGCATCTTGCCGATACCGCTCATCCTGCAAACGATCCACTTGAGTGCGTAGGTATTGCAATATGGCCTGCTCGGCTGGGGTAAGTTTATCCACGGTTAAACATCCTCCGCATTTTGAATTGCTCTTTTTAACCGAGCCAACAACTCCTGTCGCTCAAGGTTAAAGACGGCCAACTCAAGAAAGCCAACGTCCACATCTTGCACGAAGTCAATGGAATGCTGCACGCACGCGACGGCGATCTTGGATTGATCCAAAGTGATTGTGACCTGTTTCATTCGTCTTCCTCCAACGGTTCAATTTTACCGTGACCATTGCAGTTATTGCAATCTTGCACTTCCGACCCAAAGTCGCCATGCCAAGTGGAACTTTGGCGAACCCAAACGTCACGCTCAACGGTGCCATCGCCATCACATTCGGGACAGTCAATCTTGTCGATCATAGCATCGCGCTCTTGATGAACAGTGGCATAGCAAACAATCCCAAGAGGAATATGATTTCGGCGGCGATTTCTAATTTACGTTTCATGGTTGGTTCTCCCAGTTTGTTGACGTGGCCTCATATGAGGTCACGCCACTGTTTACGATGTAGGTTAAAATTAGCGTTGCCCAGTAAGTCATTGGTCAATCCCTGCCTCTAACTTCCTTAGTTCAATTTGATATCTGTTTTCAGCCTCAACAGCATCGTTATAAGCATCGCAAGCCGCCGCGTAAGCATCGGCTCGAGCCGCCGCTAATTGGGCAGCATTATAAGAGGCCCGAGCGGCGGCACGGGCAGCATAAGCAGCACAAGCGGCAGCATCAGAAGCAGCGTCAGCATCATCACGTGCAGCAGCAGCTACATCACGTGCAGCTTTTAGTTCCCTTAGTTTAGTCATTGGCTTTCCCCTTCTCATCCTCAAATCCAGAAGTGTGGGGAGCCGAAGCTCCCCGGTTGATTAGATGATGGCACACGGTTTGTGCAGCTCGCCATCATCCATAACACGGCGGATAGCAGCGGATGCGTTACCCATTGACCTGACCCATGCGTTAGCAATATTGCCAGCTTGGCCAAGGTCGTCAGCGTCAAGCTCAACGAAGCGATCAGCAACATTCATGTCGCTGGAGGTTTCAACATGAACAACAAACGCTGGCTTGCGCTCGACCATGCGACCTTGAGCGGCCTCGGATGAAAGCAGGAAAGAAAGAGAATGTGCCATGGGAACCTCCATATTGGCGTGCGTTGGCGGGATTGCCTCGGCTATACAATTACACTAATCCGTAAAACATCCTATGTAAAGCCTAAAGATGCACTTGCGTAAAAATTTATTAGGATGTAACGTCCTATGAAATCACACTGGAGGGTGACATGAAAAAAGAGAGTAGAGTCGTGCTGACCGATGCCCAGCATGAGGCGCTGACACTAGCGGCAGAGCGTGCTGGCATGGCGCTGGCCACGTTTATCAGATCGGCGGCACTAACCGCTGCGGCCAATGTAGGTATTTACGCTGAACAGCCGCGAGCTGACTGATGGTCAACGGGCGCAATAAGGGCGCATCATTTGAGCGTGAAGTTG